CAGAAGTTGAACGCCAGTTTCCGCTGATTAGTTCTACTACACCGCCGAAGCCAGACACAGTACCGTTAATATCTACGCCCGACAAAGCACGAGCAGTTTTATACTTGTTAGTGTTGGCATAATCTAAAATATCAACCACTATAGCTCCAAAAGTATTTGTTGGCGCGCCGCTGGCTGCGCCTGAGTTGGTTGCCATTCGATAAGTTGTTGTAGCGTTTCTAGCCGTTGCAGTACTTCCATCGCCTTGAACGGAGTGCCATGAATAATTATTTGCGTTATCCCCGTTGAAACTATAACTGCTACCGCTGTTGCCATAGGTAGCGCGTTGGTCGCGCATGATGCCTCGGATTTGTAAATGCGTAAAAGTGCTAGGAATGCTGCTAAAGGTAACGCTCGCAGCGCCGCCAGCGCCTACGGTGACGGTTGCGATCGATTCAAAGTCACCTATTGACGGCGATGATGAAGCAAGAATTCCAAGAATTGGAGACATTAAACCAAATCACCCACGATAGTAAATGTGTTGCTTCCGGTGCAGATAATCGTGCAAGCTGAGTATCGAGCGCGAAGAATTGGCGCAGCTGCCGTTGCTCCAGTCGATGTGATTGTTACGCCAGCACCAGCGACAAATGAAGTCAATCCCACGCCGATCGATTGCACATTGATTTGATTTCCAGTTGTAAAGACAGACGGCGGAATCGTGACTGTGACCGCTGAAGCATTTGAAGTTGTTACAAGCTTTGCACTATCTGATGCCACAAGCGTGTATGTCGTTCCAGTCTGGGCATTGAATGAAAGAGTCGTATCGTCTTGCTCGATCCATGTAAATGCTAAATCTGTGCCAGATGTCTTTGATAAGACTTGTCCGGTAGTTCCGCCCTTAAGTCCGACGAATGAAGCGTCGATGCTGTCTCCGAGCGTCTCGATTGCTGTTGCTCCGTCTTTGACTAAATCAGTCGATGTTGGGACTGACCAGCCATAATTGGGTGTAGTTGTTGCCATTTCTTCTCCTTATGCGACGACGGTGGCATTTAACCACTCAAGTGTAGGTTCTATTGTGTTCCAAGTCTCGACGACAGGCACATCCGCCCATGTATATGCTTGAAGTGAATATGCAACTGGAGTCACATAAAGCGAGACAGTTAGGGAATTGATGCCAGCCTGAAATTGCCAGCCTTCGACAAATCCTTGAAAATTGGATCCCATATTCAGCGGCAAATCTGCGATATTGACGGGCATTCCCATGAATACTGACAAAAGGTTGTCGCGATCGGAATTGTCGATTTCGGGTGATCCAAGTGGGAAAGAGATTTGGTTGAAGTTAGCCTGTGGAAGTGCTCGGAGCTCCAAATAGAAAGCCGCTTGAGATGTAGCGTCCGCGCTCTTTTCAAGGCTTGTTGTAATGTTTTGAGCTAGAGTCCCATATAGCGCAATCGATGTTGGATCGGAATTCGTAACTTGTGCGTTGTTCTTATATGTGAGCGTGATGTAATTTCGGACATCGCCAGCGCGTACGGCGGTTTGTAATCCGCTAGCAAATGCGTCATTTGCTGAAAGATTTACATATCCATTAGCTGCAAGGTATTGGGTGCGATGGGTGGAATCCGCATAGCTAATCTGTCCGGCAGAGTTTTCGTAAAGATAACCAAGACCGGATGTAGCCAAAGCCGATACAAGTGAATAAATGTCTGTGACATTGGATGAACGAGCTGCCAGCTCATAGTTTCCAGTATCGATTTCGCCTAGTCCGGTGTTGAAAGCTTGATTCCATTGAAGTGTCGGATCAACGGCATTCCAAGCAAGAGCGGCTGGCACTCCATTCCATCGAGCGAAAAGAGCTTGAGACAGGATTTCTTCAATCTGTACGCCGTCCAAGTCTTTGGCTAAGACTCCGGTTGTGAGCACCTTTGGAAGCCTTGAAAGGGCTCCTAGAGCCACGATGGAGATTGTTTGAGTCACACCAATCGACCCACCGGATTGAACGCCCACAATCAAATCTGTGACACTACCGCCGAAGATAGCCACCGGAGTGCCGGCGGAATTGTTGATATACACAGTCACGGCTGAATTAATTTCCACAACGATGGCTGAATCGTCTGTGTTGATAAGGGTCAAATTGCAATATCCGGCAATTGCTTGCTCATAGATGTCCGTGCGACCGGATCCGATATTCAGATTTGCAAGGGCTACATCCTTATATTCGACTCCATCGATGTCGATGCTCCAAGTCGGTGTCCATAGGGTCATACGAAAGCAAATCGATTCGCGCCCAAAGTGCCACGGGCATTTGAGCGATTGAGGACATCGACGATTGTTCGAGCTGTGCCTTCAGCGTCGATTGCGCCATTGACGGTGATATTAATTGTGGATCCACTTCCGCCATTTGGCACGATTGTGCCGTTCGAACTAGGGACAAAAAGCTCTGCTCCGCGCTCGCCCACTAAATACGGAGTCCCTGCCGATACGGATCCACCAGCTGCTCGGAAGCCACCGAATGCTGAATCGATAAGTCCGGCAATGCCACGCACGGCAGCGTTATTTCGAACCATATTGATGAGCGATGTGATGCGATCAATGACTTGACCTATCCAACCAAAGAGCGTTTGGAAGCCACCAATGAGCTTGCCTACTACATCTATGACAACTCCGAGAGCGATGCCGATTCCTTGAATGGCTATCTTGAGAACGCCACCCAAAAGTGGAGCCACATATTTGGAAAGAAATTCAAATAGAGCTGCAAATTCGTCTTTGTTATCCATGACGGCATTTTTGATTTGGTCAAAAGCGTATTTGATACCTTGAAAGATTGGAATGAAGAGCTTTTTTGCACCTTCGACAAATGACATGAACGCCGATGTGATTCCTTCTTTGCCACCGATTGAATCGATGAATTGCGAGACGGCTGGAATGACTACATTCACGACTGTGTCAATCATTGGAGTGATTGCGTCTAGGACAAAGGATCCAATTGTCTCTTTGCCTTCATCGAATGCAACCTTGAGACGAGCCATTTTTCCGGCAAAAGTATCGGCTTGAACGGCAGCCTGTCCGCCAAAGGTGGTTGCCAATTGCTTTGTGATGGCATCCATGTCCATCGTCTTGAGCTGTGCGGATGTGAGTCCAATGCCTAGCTTTGCGAGAGAAGCTGTGTTGCCTTCCTGTGCCTTAGCCATCGCATTGGTGACGGCTTCCAAAGACTTACCGGATCCAGCTGATACATCGAGCGCAATGGATTGAAGTTTGAGAGCTGCATCGGAATCCTTTGTGGCTCTGACAAGTCGCTCAAAGCTAGGACGAAGCTCATCGTCGGTCTTGCCTGTCAAAAGTGAAGTGTTGAGAATTTGTTTTTCAACGGCAGCGATTTGAGCATCTGTCGCGCCTGTAACATTTTGTAATGTAGTCGCCAGTTTCGCTTGCGCCGCTTCATCTGCAATGGCAGATTCAACGCCTTGTTTGAGAAGTACGCCAGCATAAGCGAGTGCAGCTGCACCGGCGACAGCAAATGCCGCGCCAGCCATTTTTCCGAACTTGCCCATTTTGTCGCCAAAGCTTTGTACTTCATTTTGTGCGCCAGCAACTCCGCGCTTTAATTCATCGAAGTCCGCATCGAAGGTGATCTTGACCTTTGGAATTCCAGCCATTTAATCGAGCCCCAATCGCTTGACAACATCTTGAACCATTTGAGCATATTCACGCGCCACGATTGGCACATAATAATCGACCGCCGGAGTGATCCAATATCCGCGTTTGTTAGCCGGAGCCTTGAATCTGTCTGTGTATGGGCGACCTAATGAGTCCACGCCTTTGTGAGATCCAAATTCTGTTCCCCAAAGTAATGCGCCAGCTGGCGCGGCATTCTGACGAACCTTTGCGCCTTTGCCTGACTTAGATTGCTCGCCGCCATATTTGCGACCAACTTTTTTGGATCCGCCAATATCGACACGAATCAAGCGATCGCGCTTGGCTGTGATTGTCTGTGCCACAAGCTTCGTCTGTGGAGCCGGTGCGGATTGGCTAAACATAGTGAGCTGTCCAGCAAGTCTTTGAGACAGCGGATAGGCTCCATCGCGGATTTCTTGTTGCGAGTCTTTGTCGAGCTTGTTGAGTAATCCAATGAGATTGCGAAATTCGACAGGATCAACGGTAATGGCAAATGTGCCTCTACCTGCCTTGTTTGCCATTTCGCTTCTCCAAAATCTCGATTGCTGTGTATATCTGCTCCGCCGTCTCCCACTCTTTCATCGGAATCCCTGTTGCAAGTGCTAGTTCAACTAGGACTCGATTTAAGCTTCCGACGGCGTAGCTTTTGGGCTATTTACTTCCTCGGATCGAATATCGTCCACGGTGTCGCACCAAATCTCGTAAGGTTTGATGGGTTGTCCGCCAAGCTCTCTCTTCTTTGCGTTATACGCCAAAAAAAGAAGATCATCAAGCCCGACATTTTCGCCGAGCTGTGTAACCTTTAAGCCTGTCTTTCTTTCCCACTTTACGAATTCCGGTGTCGAAGCCGTGAACGATTCCGATTCCCCTGAAAAGTATGTGACCGTGATTCCTGTTTTCATGCTCCCGATTTCCTAACTCTTAGCTGAATGTCTCTGTAGGTGTTCCCACTACCTGAAAGGATAGCGAGACTGTTTGTGCGTCCGGTGCTGAACCGCCGACGGATGGATATGTCGGCAAAATATTGCAAGCGAACACGGCTCCGGTTGCAGCTGTAAGTGAAGCTGCCAAAGTTGTGTTTGGTGCTGATTCGGTCGCTGTCCAAAGTGATTCGCAAAGCGATCCAACTGCGCCCCAGTCTGCAAGCATTTCCACATTAAGCATCCATGAATCGTCGATTGCCTTGTATGCGCGACCATCTAGTGTTTGATAAGTCTCGATGACATGGTCTGCTTCAAGTGTGACTGTGGTTGCCTGTGCGTCGTAAGTAACGGTCGCGATCGTCAATGCGAGATCGCGTCCTGTGATGACGGTCGTTGCCATTATTGCTCCTAGTTTGTTTGTGTGTATTGGGTTGATATATCAATCTCGCAAGCAAGGATGTCTGATCCGCTGGCAAGGGTCATTGGAATTGGATTAGACACGGATCCCACCGTGTAGCCTGACGGGATAACCGACAGAATGCTCATGACAAGCTTCTCGATATTGTCGAGAGCTGCATTGTTGGAATACATAGCTACTCCAACCGTGATGATGAGATTAATCTTCACACGGGTAGATGTGCCAATGAGATTTGGCTCAAGGTAAGGTGTATTTGGCACGATGGCGGCAAATGGCACTTGTGGAGCTTCCGGTACAGCATCGTATGGATTGATGGCAATCCCAGAAATTGCTGTCTTTAATGCTCCGCGTACATTGACGGCGATTGATGAAGCTGTCATGCGAGCATCGCATCTTGATCGAGTGATTTGCCAAGAATGCCAATGACGCGATTGAGAAGTCCACGACCCATTCGGTAAGGAGTAGGCTGGAAATCAACGCCTTCAATTTGTCCACCGGCTGCCGTAATTGATTGGAATATCTCAACCGATACCACAATGATTGCTTCATACACAGCCGGATTGCTTGCGTAGATTGTGGCTGCGTCATAGCCTGAAAGATAAGTCGTGCCGTGAGGAATGATTGCATTCTCAACGAGATCAACACCGGAGCTTGCATAAGAAAATTGATATTCGCCATTGATGGCTGTGACTGTCTTTGTACCGTCAAATCCTTGATGTCCAATAGATACGACAACGCTAGATCCCACAACATAATTGTGTGGAGTGTTGGTGGTTAGGGTCGCGACATTGGACGCACGACGATGATATGTAACCGATGAAGAGTAAGAGACAAGAAGTGGCAAGATTACAAGCTCGCTTGTATCGATTACCTTTTGCAGATATGCGTCTGAGTAAAGAGAAGAGCTCACTTGCAAGACATCTCGTAGCTGCGTTGGAGTGACCAGCGACATGAGCTCTTCCCTTCGTCTGCTCGGTTAGCTCGGGAGCGAACTAACCGATGATTGAATGTGGCGGATTACGCCTTGTTATTCTTGAATGCGCCAGCGCCAAGCTTTGTTGCAATTGCGCCGTAGCCGTACATCATGATTGAGATTGATCCGCTTGCGATTACATCTGCGCGAAGCTGATATGTTGGTGATTCGTACCATGTGTAAGCATCTGGATCCACGATAATGATTGAGCCGTCTGTATCTGTGCCGGCAGCTGTGTTTGCTGTGACATAGAGATCAAGACCAGCAACATTTCCACGAATCGATGTTGGTGTTACAACGCCGCCTGTGAAGTTGTTTGTTCCAGCGGAGACATTGTAAAGAGGCGCTCCGTTGTTATTAAGTGTCATCAAGTTTGACCATTGCGCTGTATTCACAATCATGTTGCGAGCGAAGCGCTGTGTTCCGTTATAGACGGAAGCTGCACCGCGAGAGACAATGCCAAGAAGCTCTGCCGCTGTTGGATAAGTTGCTGTTGTTGTTGCATCAGCTGTTGCGCCAGTAATAAGAGCTGCATTCACAGCTGTATCTGTCACCTTTGCGTACTGTGCTGCAAGGTTGCGCATCAATTCTTCAATGAATGCTGGAGAAGAGCGATCGAAGAGCTCCACGCTGAATGTTTGCTGTCCGGCGTACTTCTTGACATCTACAGAAATGAAAGCTGCATTCTGATCTGTTTCTGAAGGTGCTGCGGCTTCAGCTGTAAGAGCCACAGTAGGAAGAACTGTGATCTTTGGAATTTCGAATGTCATACCTGCATCTGGCAAAGCGCCGCGTGAGATTGCATCGATGTTTGAACGAGTTGCATTTGCAAGCCCGTTGATTACGGTTGTG